CCTACGCGCGCGAGATACTTTACGAAGCGCGACCATCAGGGGCCGTACCCATACTCGGGTACATACCCGTCTGACAATTCAGGTACATCCACAGTACGCCTGTACGCTATAACTTGTGACCCGAGCCCAAGAGCCTGCGCTAGAGCCCTAGCAGTACACACTTGGCAATCATCGAAATCTTCGGCGTAATCGAGGCCCTTCGCATTCTTTAAACGCCACTTCACGCTCTTTTTAATTAGGTCTTCCTGATACACGGCTACATCCGTATCATTCGTCCATGTCGGCAAAGGCGTACCGTCAGCCTTGATAACACGATTTAAAGAAACGTACTCCAACACTATGTTTTCAACCGTCCCCGGTGCAGGCGTAAGTACTATGGACATAGGACTACCATATAAACGAAACTTATACCTACCTATTTGCGCTGGCAGTGCATTACGCTGGCGTTGCCAATCACCAGCCGTAAGTGATCCACGCAGTATGTAGTACTGGCTAGCCAAGTATGCTGTATCCGTAACGATCTTGAAAAAATCCGTCGGTACCGGGTACGCCGCTTGGCCTACTACGGTTTGAAAAGGATACTCAAGATTGGTCATGGGCCAATCCATAGTCGCCAGTTCTTCAATAGCTTCTTTTGCAAAGCCTAGTAACTGGCGAGATATCTGGTCCGCGCCCGTAATAATGGCTGTCGGGCGCGGAATGCCAACTACATCAGTGACATCTTGGCATAAACTAAGAAGTGACACAGCTAGCCGCTCCGTACACTTTAAATGATATCGTCTTTTTTACCACCCTTAGAAGTAGTATCTTTGGGCAGCTCGTGGGACTTAGCGAGCGTATGCGTCTCTGAAAGTTCTTCTATACGCTTCGCCATTTCTGCAATTTGTTCGTCCCTCGCTTTCAGATCATCTTGCATACGTTCCAAATCCGCAGCGAGCTTCGTTGCATACGCTGTGTTTTTCGCGTTTTCTATGTACGCTTGGGCTTTGGTTCGCCACGTACGCCCATCTGGGCCTACAACCGAAATCTTCGTATCAGGTAGGTTTGCGAGCGCGTCCACCGTGTATATATTCTGCGCTCGCAATGAAGCTACCATGCTTCGGCTAATTTCCGGCCATTGCTTTAAAGGTGTTCCGGACAAAGACTCGTCTGTTTCATCCTCCTTAATGAACAAATCAATGTACTTTTTAAGTTCGGGGTACTTCATCCCGTACAAAGGTTTATCAGCTTCCATTTCCGGATTAAGGAAACGTACCATTTCGAATATTGGCGTACTGTCCCGCGAACCCGGCGATATGATTTCGCAGTAAATCACATCGTCATAGATCGGCCTCCCCTCCCTTTCTGAAAGAAAAGGGTTCTTCGCCGTATCGCGGTACACACGCAACGCAGAGCCGTCATCCGACTTATATTGGGGGTCTTCCATTTCCATAGCGTAATTCCTTTAAAGTAGCGGGGCTAATTCACCCCGCCGTAACTTTAAGTAATTTGCCCTTGGATAAACGGGCGATTGAGCATCACGTACGCCTTACCCGCAGATGGAGTACCAACAGCGGACGAGAAGCGTGCATTGAGTACTTGACCGCCCGCAAGGGCTGCTGAAGCCACTGAGCCAGCGGTAGCGGAACCCATAACTGCACCAGCTACAGCACCCGCAAGCGCGTTAACTACAGCGAGCCCGCTAATTTGGAACCACCCATACTGTCCGGCTTGCGGGGCTCCCACCGCAACGGCAACAGGACGACCCGTATTTGCGACGTTTTGGTAACGTGTAGTGGCTTGCGCCCCTGGAAGTAGGTCGTACGAAACGATATCTCCAGCAAGCAAACTCGCAACGCCAGGGAGGTATATAAGATCACCTGGGCCTTGAGTATCTTCTACGAACTGCGCGATAGTGCCCACCGCTATCTTCGGCGGATCACCAACGTTAGTAATAGCAGTCGCCGCCGGTAGCCCGAGTGGCGCGTTTGTGCCAGTTTTCCATGCCATAGTAGCAAATTTCCCTGTGAGTTGTTGTTTACGATGACTGATAAATCAGTCGCGAAGTACCGCCTGCATCATGCTGCCCGAAAGTGTCATATTACCGGCCCACCCCATGAGTTGCACCATAGCGTCTTGATTGGTCGAAAAACGTTGTTTCTCGCCAATCGCAACGTACCGGCGCTTCGGATGGTGGCGCAAGTAAATATAGTCGGTATTCAGAAAGTACATATGGTTGGTCGGACACCCGCCGCCGATACCGCCGTCATACACCACGTCAGCAGACTGGAATTTAAGGCTCTCAAAGCCCGCTTCGGCCATGGCTGGCGACGTAAACCGTTGTTGCGGCTGCAACGACTCCCAATACATACGGTAATAAGTGTTGTCCGCCATGACCAAATCGGGTTTTTCATTACCGCGAACAATGGTCAAAAACGTACGGTTCATGTACGAATTGATATTGGATACACCTGTCACCGTACCAAAATTCGTGGTGCCAGAAAATGACTGGTTCTGCCAGAATGTCCAGTTAGCGCGATTGATATTCCCAACCGTACCAACAGTATTTGCGTCGGCTACCAGTAGCGCTAGACCACCAATCGCCTTACCGCCAGACAACGTACCATCACCGTACACGGATAAACCCATCTGATTACGCATAGTGCGCTCAGAGTTACCCATACGGCTTTCGAGAAGGTCAATAAATTGCTCCTCGCCGCTGTTCATCAGTTCCTCAAGGCCACTGATGGATACGGCAACCGCGCACTGCTTCCAGTCGTACTCGGCAGCACTGAAGACTTCTTGTGGGGATATATTCAGCGTGTCGTAGCCAGAGTACCAGCCAAAAGTGCCGTTCTCGGCAAATTCGATTTCCTGTAGGATGCGACGACCGCCATCGGCGGGCCTAGCATTGCCTTTTTTCTCAAGGCGATCTAGGAGCGCATGAGACTTGCTAACGTTGTCGGCAAGTACGCGTGAGCGGTTTTCGATTGTTGTAGTAACAATCTCCGAAAGGTTGGGGACAGCCACAATTGGCTCCTTTAAAGGGGGTCATGTTTGAGACGCCATAGACGCTTTGATAGTATCTCGCAGCGACCTTTTAGCGTCGGCGGGCGCACTTGCCGGTGCCGATGGCGCACCATTTCTGACGCTAACACCCGCAGCTTTTGCCTTATTGACCCTATCCGCCTGAGTACGCAACCGTTCAGCCTCACCTACGGCTCCCGCCGAGGCTTGCATCTTCGCACGTATAGCAGGTATACCCCAACACGCGTTCTCATACGCCGCTTGAAGTATTTGAGCTTTGCTCCAGCTAGGATTTTGGTTACGAACCGCCTCGATGAACGGTAATACTCCGGAACCGAGTTCGTCGAAGTACGGGCGCAGGGGCTGTCCGTCCTGGCCTTTCTCCGATGCGAACGCGATTACTTCATTTACCGTCGCCGTATGTGCGGCTTGTTGCTGCTGAGTATCAAACCCCATAAGCTGCTGCTTTAAAGCAGATATTTCCGCCTGCATAGCAGCAATACCGGGATCAACCTGGGCTTTGGCAGTTACTAGGTCTTCAAGATTTACACCACTGTTTTCCGCCATGTACATAATAAACCCACCCGGATCACGACCAGCGAAATCCGAGAGAGCGAGTAACTGACTCAATGCAGTATGTTCTGACATACCATTGAGTGCCCATGCTTGGCGACGCGGAGCTATCAGTTGCTCTACTTGATCCAGTACAGCAAAACGCTGCTGTGCTGCATATATGCCCGCCATAGTACGCGCAAGAGTATCTTGCGTTTCCGCCGGAAGGGCTTTAAACATTACTGGATCTAACCCCGGTGGGGTATCTATTTGGCCTTGACCGCCTTCTACAGGCGTAGGCTGTCCACTAGGCGTAGCTACTTGCGTAGTACGCGCGGCAAACGTACCATCAGGGTTTCTAGCTTGCCCACCGTCCTTAAGCGCTACGTCAGGAGTGATTTCTTCACCCTTTAAAGCGCTTGAAATTTGGTCCCTAAGACTTAGAGGCTTCTTAGGCGTATCGCCGCTCTCGCCGGTATCCTCCTTCGGAGCAGCCGGTACTTTAGCCGGTACTTGTGCCTGAAGAACGTCCTTGCTATGCGCTGGTATAGCGCCATCGGCGCTCTCAGCGGTGTTATTATCGCCTGTATTAAGATCGGATACAAAATCTATTTCGTCGGCCATATTCTTAACTCGCTACTATCGTGTCTACTATAGCAGAATGTTCCGCCTGTTGAGTATGTACATAAGTATCATAACTGCTTTGGGGCATAGCGCGTACTTCTTCAAGCCGCTGCTTGATACTCTCGCCAAAGCTTACTGTGGGTAAGTTAGGTCTAGGGGCTGGAAGCCGCTCGTTACCGACTTCTATTACATCATGAAGCTTTAAATGCTCTCGATGAGCAGAACGAGACGTAATACGAGAATTATCAATTGGGGAAGTATATTCGCCGATATCGCGGACTACATACGGAGTAGGAAGCCAGCTGATTTTTGCGTACCCGCGATCATCGCCAAGTACGTAATTTCTGCCATCATTGCCCCTGTACGTGTGGCACGCTGCTACTATACCAGCATCGACAGCCGTTACGTACCGTTTACGGCCTTGATAGCCGACCGGGTACTCACGAATGTCTACTCCACCTAGTACACCGTGCATCCGCACTTCCTATCCCAGCGCGGCCCCACAAGCCCCGAGCTTGTGAGCCCGCTACGGCGACCCGTCAAGCCCCGCTAGGCGGCGTCGCGCCATTCCCGGTACCCCCACCCCTCTGCGGGCCTCCCCCGCCGTCCTGGGGCTCCTGGGGCTCCGGAGCGGTGTCCTGAAGCTCCTGGGCCGCGTCCAGGGCGGCTTGGTTCTCGTCATGCTCGTGGGTACGATCCAAATCGTTCTCCGACGTAGTATGAGCCATCTTATCGTATTCCATGTTCTCAGTACTCGCTGCCTGAGCAAAGTCACCCAAAGCAGATATTTCAGCCAACGCAGCGTTATGCAATGCGGTAAACTTTAAAGTATCCTCATGCTCTTTCGCTATGAGATTTTTACTAACACCCTGCTGCAACTCTTGTTGGCGTAGTTTTAGTTCCTCCGCATGTAATTGTAGTTCTAGCATCTTCTCTTGATGCCTATTATTCTCTGCCGCAGTCGTATTAGCCGTTGTTGCCCCCTCATGCTGAGAACGTATTTGCAATTCGGCTTGCTTTAAAGAGCTTTCTGCCTGAATACGAGCTTGGGCCGTCTGTTGCTCCATCTGGGCAATCTGCAATTGGGCAGCGGTCTTGGCTTGGTTTCCATCCTTATCTTGGTTTTGTGGGTTTTGCGAGTTCGCAACGAACGCTTGCTGTACTTTCTCAAATTCTTCCTCGACAGGACGCGATGACGGGAACGTACGAACCACGAACATAAGCATAGCGCCTAGCAACGGTCCTAATTCTGGAGTTGCTTGTGCAGCCGGTACGGCCTGTTGCAAGAACGCACCCGCCGCAGCCAAAAACTTAGTTCTATCGTCTCGTTCCTGTTCTTCATTGGCTAACAGCGTACTATCAGTCTCTATTTCCACGGTAGATACGCGGCGTAATTCATTTTTCAACAAATCTGTAGCTTGTTTAAATAGAGCTACCTGTTGCTGAAGTTGCGGGTTCTGCGCTACTTCCTGCGGATCAGGTATCGGTACTCCAGAGAATATAGCAATTGTGACGGGATCACAGTGTTCAGCTATTATCTCGCCAGCCAAGGCAATAAGATCACGTACAAACCGCTGAACCTCACCCTGCATCTTCTTGACACGAGCGGTAGCCCAATCAGTTTTGATATTTTGTGCGCCTAATGTCTCCGACGCCTTGGAGACGCCACGCTGAATATCCGAAAATCCGGTAATTTCATATATTTCGGTCTTAGCTACCTCCCGAGCAGCCTGTAACTGCGTAAGTACTTGTACTATGATGTCGATAGGTACCCATTGCACGCTTCCCTTGATACCGCCGTTCTGCGCGAACGTTGCCCATGAGTCTACGGCTATCATCCGATTGCCAGCGGCTGGATTGAGTACGTCAGCAAGCTTCACTTGTGACCCATCAAACAAGCCAACTACGCGTAAGGCTTCTCCAAGTAGCCTAATACGCTTCGTCATGACATTTAAAGTCTGTGCTTGTGATTTATACTGCGAATATAAGGCTCTCGGGACAAAAGTACGCGTATTAGATATAGCCCGCAACGGCCTGGGGCACGGATAAAAGTTTTTTAGCTTTAAAGGATCTGGTTTAATGTCCAACAAGTCACCAGGGAAGCTCTCGGCGTACCAATATACCATTTTATTGGACTTACTCCATATTTCCCATGCTTCAGCCGTATCTGAAGGGTTATCGCGATCCCTATTACCTGCCTCACGCGATACATAATTGAGTTGGGAGGCTTTTTCCGTCCCAAATCGCCTTACCGCCTCCTCTTTTGTAAGATATAGCCTCTTGGCAACCCACGGTACTTCTTTCCACGAACGCGCGACGCCGCATACGAAATCCTGCCAGTACACATACTCTATTTTGACCATTTCATCGAGGAGTATCTGCTGATTTTGCTTCGGGTTCGTTGGATCAGGTATCGGCCCACCAGTAGTTGGGTCAATATCATCTGTAAAGTTTGCCTCATACCGCACAAACGCCACGCCTAGACCCGGTAACAGGTAATCTTCAACAGCCTGATCCATAAGTTCATCAATATCTTCTTCATTCATCACGTACGAAAGACAACCTTCGAGTAGGACGGCAGCGGCACGCGCCGGATCGGTAGCAGTATCCTTACTTCGCAGTACCACACGAGGCAACGGTGTCTGCGAGTACAAGTTGGGGCGTATAGTTTCCGTGGACGAGTACAAGATATTATATTTATCCTGCGATACAGCGTCGTTACCGTCAGCCTTTTGTATGCGGTACTCGTCTACAACACGGTCGCCAGCCTCCCAAAACGTATAAAATCTCTTCCTTGCCCGCTCAATTTCTGCGGACCAGTAAGCTCTACGGGCATCTGGTTCATTACTTATTACTTTTAAAGTAGCCATCAGTTGTAATCCTCTTTAGAAGCCCAAAGTTCATCTAAAGTGGCGTTCTGTATCAGCTTTAAAGTATTTCTAGGTGCTGAGATAGCTTTAGGTCTTGTCCACGGTCTGGACATAAACCCGTATCTGAGCGCGTCGGGGCCGTGATCCTCTGTTTCTGAGTTGCAGTCTTCCGGATTATCCAAGTCGTGCTGTAAAGCTGGCAATGTTCTTATAAGATGGATGCAAGTACTAAAGCAATACCACATCGGTATCCCAACACCGTAGTTAATTTCCGAATTTCCTTCTATACCGCACAGGCGATCACGTACCATATCCCATCCAGCAATTCTATTATTGTCAGCTTTTCTGAATAATACACCAGCTACAGCCATCCGCTCTGCGTGCGAAGGTCCGGACTGCTTAGAATATGCTGACGGATCAATTACGCCGTACGTAATCGTATCACTTTTTTCTACTCTGAGTATTTCCGCAGCCACGCGGTTAGCAGCCCATCGCAGTCCCACATTCGGCGTACCGTTCCACCCATATAATTCTCTGTACGTAACAAGCGCACCCTCTGGTATCCACCGACCGTTGGGAAGCTCATACGCCTCTGATACGCTGGCATTCCAATACACAGCAAATGGCGTCGCGCTCCCCCAATCCATCGAGCGGAACCGCATCCAATGGGAAGGTAATTTAAAGGGGACGATAACATGTTTCTCAACAGAGAACTCTGGAAAGTACGCGCCCATGATGACAGACCAGTCGCCATCAAGCCACGCCTTTACAAGCTCCGGAGAACCAATTTCCCTTAGCCTAGATATGTACCCAGGATCATTCCGCATAAGTATCTTGTTGTCACGCACCTTGCTCGGTATGAACATGCGCGTAGTCTTATACCCATCCTCATCTATATTCTCCAATACCTCCATTCCGCGTGGGCAGGGGTCTATGAAGTACGCCTTGACCGCATGGTGCCCCACGCCTCCAGGGTTCGCGCTGCACCGCATACGCTTGTACTGCACGCCGAAAGCGCTACGCAGGCACGCCTTTAGTTTCTTATAAGCGTTCAGGTTCGGCCACGCGCATAGCTCGTCAAAGCCTATCCATGTGTACTGGTGCCCTTGGTACTTGTCAGCATCAGCCTCGGTGTCTATGTGCCGCATCTTTAAAGTGCTACCAGATGGGAACAGGAACGTCCGGTCAGCCACTTTGTATATGGCTCCATAGGGCGCGTATATCTGTTTGGCCCTTGTGATCAGTTCTTCAAGTTCGGGGTGGCTGCGCCTGAATATAATTCCGCGCCACACGTCGCCTTTGTCTATATCTTGTAGGTAATCGCCAAGTAAGAAATCCGACTTCCCGCCTCCACGTGCACCGCCGAACATAATCTCGGTAACAAACTGCGCTGCGACGGCGAGGCTCTGCGGTCCTGGCTGCGGCTCCCATAAGTCGGGAGCGCTGGCGTCTAGGATCGGAGCGTCTGCCGTTCTAGCCATGATAATTAACGAGCAAGAAAAATACTATCGCGAGCACAACAATAGTCAGTAGTATCGCTTGCGCTCTTGGCGTCATAATACTATGCCTTTAAAAGGATCACTCTCTTTCTCCCCGTTCTCGCTTGCATCTTCTTCTTCCCCAAGGCATACGTATTCGCCGCGTACTTCTTTCATGTCGATCACGTTGGTATTATCTGGGGCTTCCAGCGCGAGGGTCTTATCTCGCATGGCGAGCCATTCCTCGTATGTATTAGCACGAGGCATGATGTTTGCAATGTTTACTTGGACTGAGGGTAAAGTTTGATCTTGTGCTTTAAAGTCGTCTATCTTCGCCTTGAGCAGCGCCTGTAATAATCCATCAGAGTACTGTGTTTCAGTGGCCGTAAGCATACCTTTATAATATATGCCTTTCTCGTATCCGGTCACTGCTCTGCGTATGGCTTCGCTGACAAGACCCTGATTACCTACGCGTTCAGCTTCCAGTACGCGTTCTTCTACCTGCGGATCGTCCTTGCACCATTGGTTCAGGAAGATCAGGGATACGCCAGTGGCTTTACAGGCTCCGAGCCGGTCGCCGCAGTTCTCCTGTAAGCGCTGCGTAATCAGGCTAAGGGTCGCCTCGTTTCGCATGAACAAACGGCTCGCGTGCTTCGAAAATTTACCGGATGTTTACTCATGGGAATGCTCAGTTCCGTTTGGTTGTCAAGGGGCTCCACGCGATTTGATCTGTAAAATTTTAATTTGTTGCTGCATACTCTAAGCGTGGTCTGGTATTTTACTAGCTTTACCAGAAACAGGTAGCTTTTCCCTACGTACTATTTTGTAGGTTTTATAATTTATTTCCTACTATAAAAGTAATTTACTTCGTTTACTTTTGTATTTTCCTACTATAAAAGTAATTTACTTCGTTTACTTTTGTATTTTTTGGAAATTTTGGTGTGGTGATATACGAATTAGCATGCACCCCGCCTGCCGACTTACCCGGTGGCCTTCGAATACTTTAAAGGTACTGATCGAATACTTGCCTAGGAAAGTAAATTACCCACACTCTACTAAAATAAATAAGTACATAACCAAAATATACAAGTACGTAACTAAACGCTTTAAAGCGTATACAAGTAATATACTTAAGTAATTTATTTTCGAAGTATACATGAGCGCTTTAAAGCGTAACTAACATGTGTTGATTACTTCACGCCTGTAATTAACCAAATATTTTATTTCTCCGGAAGTATAACCCTACGGAAATAAGTACTCAGAGCTGAAATTATAGGATTTCGGTAAGTACTTTTAGATCGATTTCAACGATCTACTTGATAAGGTATCGATCTTGACTTGCTCCACTTGCTCAATACCCTTTATATGTATATATACAGAATGACAAAACCCCCCTTATAAAGAGGTAGGTTATAGAGGGGGAATAGGGGTTAGAATGCAGTTTTAGATAGATCAGGGTTCTTATTTGGTCTACTTGATAAACTTACTAAATCGACCATTTACACATAGAAGGAGATAACATCGATTGAGCAAACTTGAGCAAGATTTATCAAGTAGACCGTTGGACAACGATCTTGACAACGCGTGGCCTGATACGCCATAGCTCACGTCTCTCAAACACCTTGATAACGGAAGAGTACTTACAATGACGACTGAAGAGCAATTAGTACTTATTGAAGAACGGCTAAGGCGAATTGAGGAAGTACTATTCACAACTAAAAAAGTACGCAACGTGCGTGTTGAAAGACGGTTTAGTAACAACACGGAACGCGCAAATCAGACACTACGCGAACAACGTGAAATAAGGGACAACGCATTGCGCGACACTATGCACGAACTGGGTACTATCGCTGAGACTGGAGAGACTGCCGAAATACGTGACGAAGCAAGGGTTAAGTACAATAGGCTAGTGATCCAATGGCAAAGAATGCTCAAAGCGCGAGAATATCAACGTGAGTACTACGCGCGCAAAAACAAATTGCCGGATATCCTTTAAATGTCTCGTCACTTACCACACAGACCATGGTTGATACCTACATCACCACTGCTATCGCGTACGTGCTTACACATTGACGCGTATGTCTACTTATCATCTGATGCTGCGTATTTAGACATACACGCCACGCTAGGCGGTACTACGCCAAAAGCGCGCGATGTGTACGACGTGACAAGTTTTCCCGGTCATATGGTCAAGTTTGACACGCGTGCGTTCGTGCTCCCTAGCAATGCCTTTAAAGCGCATTGGACAGCGCGCGAGCGCTCCGTTCCATGGCGCGCGGTACATGCCCACGTAAGGGCCACATGGCGCGCGCTGAACCCTCGTGAGCCTACAGGCAGCGCAGGTGAGCCGAGTGAGCCGAGTCCGTACGCGTGGAACGTCGCAAGCTTGCTATGCCACTACATCCACGCTCCGGACGCGGACCCGTTTACGGGCAAGCGACGCTATGCGCGTATTGTCACTTGACTGCCATTAGGCGTTACTTCAACGTGCAAACAGCTTCCTAGCGCCTCGCAGAGTATGCGACGTTTTGTCCATTATTTTTCGTTTGACATTCCCAAACTACTTTTTCACGCGCGCACCCGTTCATTCTGAATGTTTGGCAAGCGCCCAAATGACCCGCTCCCAACGCGTCGCGCCTCGTGTTGTCCCTTTAAATCGCTTGCGTTTGTTCTC